AAGCCGCGCATGAACCCGCGACCGGGGACCAACATCACAGGGCAGGCGATCCTGGGCTTCACGCCACCGGCCAGCCCCGACAACCTGGGCATGACGCGCTATCAGATGTCGATCGCGGCGCCGCTCGCTGGCACCTACCCCACGACCAAGGCAGCGGCGCTGGCGGCCGTCGCCCAGGTGTCCGGTATCCCCACCCCGGTAGGCGTCAACGACCAGTCCATCACCATCAAAGGCGGCCGGGCGCAGACGCTCCTGATGCCCAACGCTGCCCGCAACTGGATGGTGCTCTACAACCCGACGCAGCAGCTTGCCGAGTTCGCGCTTGGCAGCACGGCCTGGAACGGGACGATGAATCTCGCGATCGGACCTGGGGACGCCTACTTCTGGGCATCCGCGCAGAACCTCTCGCCGGTCTACCAGGGCATCGTGACGGCGATCGGCGAGTATGCGGGACTGCCGTTGTGGGCATGGGACGCGCCGGCAGGCAGCTTCGCCTTCGGGAATGATGGCGGTGTCCTGTATGCGGCCGGCCAGCCTCCGGGATGGCAGATCGGATCGGACGGCCTGCTGCCCGGCAGCGTGTACCTGGTATCCGACCTTCTCGCGGGGGACTTCTACGCGATCGGCGTGGTGCCTGGGGGCGCTCCTGATCCTGCCGCCCCTCCGGTCCTCTTGGGGGCAACGGACTCAGCATCGTTCCTGGCCCTCGGCGGGGGCAACCTGCCGTTCTCGGCCGATGGTTTCGGCCTTCTGAACAACCAGTTTTTCAACAACGGCGGCTTGGTCTGCATCGCCTCGGGGCAAACACTGTCCGTCTTCTTCGCCAGCGACGGCGGTGTGGTGTGGGTCAATGGCCAACCGCCGGGCTGGCCGATCGGATCATCGGGGCTTTCTCCTGGCGCGGTCTATCTGGTGCCGAACTCCGACAGCGGCACTTCCGCCTTCGCAATCGGCATAGTCCCTGGCTACAATGCCGGTGATCCCGCGGCCCTCTTCCTTGGAGGCGTAAGCCCAGCTACCCTGCTATCGGTCGGCGGCGGCAATCTGCCGCTGTCCTCAACCGGCAGCGGACTGTTGCACAACCAGCTATTCAATAATGGAGACCTGCTTTGTGTAGCGCCGTAGTCAGGCCCGCTGTTCTGATGAACGACGGCGGGGTTGTGTATGTCCCTCAGAAACCCCCGGGATGGCCGGTCGGCCCGACTGGGCTTTACCCAGGCGCCGTCTATCTGGTGCCGGATAAGCCAGTATCGGCCGCCTTCGGGATAGGGGTTGTTCCTGGCCTGGGGCCGGACCCTAAATCCTACCCACTATTCCTTGCCACGACCAACCCGGCTACTCTGCTTCGATTTGGCGCTGGGAACCTTCCGCTATCGAGCACCGGAGCGGGCCTGTTAACTGACCAGCTTTTCGTAAACGGAGGACTTCTATGCGTCGCTTGACAGCCGGGCTGGCGATTGCCGCGCTTTTCTCTGTTCCGATCGCGGCGAACAGCCAGCCGATCAGTCCGACGTTCAACACCGTAACTGCCAGTAAGCTTTTCCAGGCGCCAGCATCAACGACCACGGGGGCCGGCCTCAATCTGCCCCAAGGGGTCGCGCCATCGGCGCCAAACAATGGGGACGTGTGGACCACATCCGCAGGAGTGTTCGCACAGATCGCGGGCGTCACTGTGGGGCCGCTCGGCGGTGGCGGCGGCTCGAACCCAGGCCCAGCCAATGGCATTGCCTATTACGCATCGGCCGGAAGCACGGTCAGCGGGCTGGCGACGGCGAATAACGGCATCCTGATCACGAGCCCCAGCGGCATCCCGTCGATCTCCACCACGCTGCCCACCAACCTCACCATTCCGTCGTTCAATGGCTCGGCCGCGAACTATCCGAACATCGCCGGGCTGCCGACCGTCACGGCATCCAACTCTGGCCAGATCGCATTCGTGGCGAACTGCTTGAACGGCACTCAGACAGGGATCAACGGGACCGGCTGCCTGTATGTCGTGAATGACATCGGGACGTGGTCACCGATGCCGCAAATTCCGACGCAGACCATCACTATCGGCGGTCAGGCCGTCAATCTGGGAGGGGCGACCGCCAACCAAGGGAATGGCACCCTGCTACCTACCGCCAGTGGCACCTTCACCAATGGGGACTGTGTCTCCGTGAACTCCGGCGGGGCATTCGTAGACTCCGGCGGGGCGTGCGGCGGCGGCGGCGGCTCTGGAACCGTTACGTCCGCTGCGGCCAACGCCCTCGCGTATTACGCCTCTGCCGGGACGGCCGTGGCCGGTCTGACTCCGGTCAACAATGCGGTTGTCGTCACCAGTGGGGCGGCCGTGCCATCCGAAGCCACGACGCTCCCCAGTGGCCTCACGATCCCTGCCCCCACAGTCAGCAACGCGGTCCTGACCGGCGCTGGAACGTATGTCGGGCTAACGGGCAGCGGGAAGCTGACCACAGCGGCTGCCACGACCTCCCAGGCAGGCATCTCGCTTCCTCCCGGCACAGCCCCCACCTCGCCGACAAACGGGGACGTGTGGACCACCACGGGCGGCCTGTTCGCCAGGATCAACGGCACCACAGTAGGGCCTTTCGGGACCTCGACAGGCAGCGTTTCCAGCATCATCACGAGTTCGCCGATCTCCGGCGGCACCATCACCACGACGGGCACGATCACCTGTCCAACGTGCGCAACGACGACCAACGGCGGTCTGCTGACCGCCACATCTCCGGAGACTATCAGTGCGGCCGGCGTCATCGCGTGCGCGACGTGCGTGACCTCGTCGGGCGGCGGTGCGGCGACGGCGACGGCGCCAGTCACCGTAAGTTCTGCCGGTCTGATCGGGTGCGCGACATGCCTCACCGCGTCAGGAGGCGCCCTCGTCGCCACCGCGCCTTTGGCCTTGAGCGGAAACACTGTCTCCCTGGGCAGCCAGACCGGCGCCGGTACCTTCAACTGGGACGGCAACACGACGGTCACCAACCAGACCTACTACATCATGGCGAAATGGCCATGGGCCACGGGCTCGATCGTCAGTGTGTCCTACCTGACGGGAGGATCGAGCACCCCTTCGTTCATCATCGCGATCAAGATCAACGGGACGAACGTCACGACCTGTAACGGCATAACAGTCAGTTCGTCCTCGGTCAGCACCACGACTTGCGGGACGAACTCGATCGTCTCCGGCGACGCAGTGACCCTGGTAATCATCTCCGCATCCGGCACACCGAACGCTGCCATGGTGCAGATAAACTACTCGCGGAGTGCAAGCTGATGCGTGCTGCTCGCCTACTCGCCGCGGTCTTCTGCGCCGTCATGCTTCTGGCGGCTCCCGCTTGGGCAGCCAATTTCTCTGTGTCAGGCGGCAAGATTTATGATCCAAACGGCAAGCTGTACATCCCCGTGGGGATCAATCTGGAGATCGATGAAGCACCGTTCGCGGTGACCAATTCGTCGGCGCAGCCGCTGACGACGCTGTTCCCCGGCATCAACCACATCCGATTCAACGTCTCCCCGAATAACTCTCAGACACCATCGGCCACGTACCCAACGCCGGCATCGATGGCGACCGTGATCAACAATATGACGGCCGCCCACATCGTGGTTGAGATTGATGACCACGGGTGCAACGGCGGCTACGTGGAAGGACCAAACGGCGCGACCTCGACGCCCTGTGCGCCGCCCACAGGCTCCACGCTGACACCGATCACGAACTGGTACACGGCCATGGCGCAGTACTACGCCAACAACCCGTACGTGTGGTTCGGCACGCTCAACGAGATCAACAGTTCGGACGGGACCTACAACACCGCATCCATCGCTCCAGTGAGCACTTACGAGGTGGCTGTCTACAACGCCATCAGGACTGCCGGCGGTTCCCAGAACATGATCCAGATGGAAGCGGGAATCGGCGGCGGAAATTGTGGCACTGTCGGATCGAACGGCGGCTACATCGCGTCAGACTACACCTCGATGCACAATATCATCTGGGAACTTCACGCCTACTATAACGACAACACGACGGTCCCGAACTCGGGGTACACGACGGCCGCGCAATTGCTCAACGGGCAGACTGCGGCCCAATGTGGGGGGAGCGGGGGCAGCGGTTACCTGGGTGCCCAGACGATCCAGAGCGCCGATGGCGTTGTCCCGGTAATCTATGGCGAGTGGGGATCGGCGGACGGCAATGCAAGCTCGACCGACGCGAGCCAACTGGCGTCAGGCATGGAGACTATTGCTTCCTCGCAGGGCTGGGGGAACACGGGCTGGGGCTGGTACCCATCCACCACGTGGCAGATGGTTATCAACGGCGACACCTCGGGAGGGCCTTTCTCTCTGACCACATGGGGAGGGGAGATGGCCGGGGTGGTGGCCAACATCGCGCCTCTGTCAGGGGGCGGCGGTACGGCGCCGCCACCTGCCTACGCATCTGCCTTGGGCTACACCAATGTTACGCTTGGCCCCAGCCTCGTCGTGGGAAACACGCCTGATCCGACGACCAGCTATCCTGAGTTCACCGGCAGCGTGAACTGGGTGCCGTTCACCTTCTACGGCACGACATGGAAGGGCATCGGATACGTTACAAATGCGGACGGCTCAATCACGCTCGATGGAACTGGCGAGGGCACGAATGGCTACGGCCTTTCGACTGCCGCATCCGGCAACCCGAACCTCACCACAAACCGCCTGACCTTCACTGGAACGGCGTTCGGCGGCGGGTTCTATGCGGAAGCCGTGATGAAAAGCAACGGCACACCCATGGCTTTCTGGGCCAACGACATCGAGACCATGAACGGTGCCAGCGTGAACGCCGGACCCTATCCGTGGCCTGGGCAGGCGTCAGGCTACGGCGACTGGACCGAGACCGATATCGCGGAGTTTGACTGCCCCAATGGTCAGGTCGTGCCATGCACGGGTGGCGCTGCGCCCTACGGCATCGCCGTCCACAACTGGTATGGACCGATCGGCGGCCCAAACGTCAGCACCAATTACAACAAGGTCAACCAGTTCCTTTCGCCGCTTCCGGACTTCACGCAATACCATCGCTATGGCGCCCTATGGGTGCCGGCGACCGCGTCGGCGCAGGGCTACATGGCCTACTACTTCGACGGGACATTGGTCTCCAAGGCGACGTGGAACCAGTACGATCCGACCGCAGCGCCGCCGCCGGTCGCGACTCTCCAGAATAACAGCACGTCGCCCCAGACCTGGGGCAACAGCACAGCCTTCAGCGTGATGGACAAGCAGCATCTTGCCCTGATCGTGAGCGGCTATCCTCAATCAACGACCACGATCCAGTCCGTCACCGTGTGGCAGGCCAGCACGGCTGGGAACCTCGTGAACGGGGCATCGCCGACCAACCCGGGGACAAAGATAGCGGTGCCAGCGCCGCTCACCGGCACGGTTTCCACACAGGCATGGGCATCTTACGACCAGTCTTTCTCGGGGATCACTCTGGCCTGCGGCAAGCCGTTCCACTTCAACGTCCTGCCCCCGGCGCAATACAACGGGACCGCCTACAAATACCCTCTTCTGATTTGGCTGCATCCAGACTTCCAGGGGGACCCTTGGTATCTGGGGAGCAACACCAACCCGACATTCATCACGGGCGACGAGGCCGCCAACTTCAACACGGTGCCGTTCCTGACCGCCTATCCGGCGTTCGTGGTGGCTCCCTACGCCGACCAGACGAATGGCAACGGCTCCGCGGGTTCATGCGGCGGCGACGGAAACGACGCCGTGCAGAACTGGGGCGGATGGACGAACAACGGGTCAACGGGCAGCGGCACCGTCTACTCCGGTGACACCGGCCCCAACGTGTTCGCCCTCCTGGACATGATCAATTACCTGGAGACCCAGTACTCGATCGACACCAGCCGCATCTACGTCGAAGGCTTCAGCCTTGGCGGTATCGGCGCCGAATATTTGATGCAGAAATACAACACGATCAACGGTGTGCCATCCGTGTTTGCATCGGGCGCTTCGATGGCAGGTGTGCTCCAGATCAACGGCTTCGCGGCCGGCCCAACCTCGGCGCAGGAAACCGCGATGACAAACGTCCCGGTCTGGTGGTTCGGTGGCACGAACGATACCCAGAGCGTCCAAAGCCAGTGGAACGAGCCCATGTTCACGTCGCTGTCTGGGGGAAGCTCTGCCTTCCCCAGCGCGATCACGAGCGTGGCTGCCAACAAGGCCGGCAGCAGCGCGATGGAGTACACGCTGTGCCCATCGTGCGGACATCAGGACACTGACGCCAGTGGCAATCCCGTGTGGGTCAATGCCACCATCATGAACTGGATGTTCGGGGTGACAGGGGGCGGTGGCTGCGGGAGTAACTGCGGCGGAGGGGGCGGCGGAGCCACTACATGGGACCCTGCCCGCGTTCCGACCGGCATGACACTCAGCAACAGCAATCAGACCGCTTCCACCACATCGGCGCCATCTCCGAATACCATAACGGCCTACTCGACCACGTCCTATTCGACGGGGAAGTACTGCTTCGGCGTGGTCATGAGCACCGGCAACACGAACTTCGCCGTGGGGATCGCCAACAATTCGTTCCCCGTCGCCGCGGGCGGCACGGGCGGCCTGGGAAGCGATGCGGACGGCGAGGGCTTCTATCCAATCAGCCCGACCCAAGCGGTCTACTATGCCGGTGTCCAGCTTTCGGCTGGATCAACGGCGGATGCAAACGGGGACGAGGTGGATGAGTGCGTGGACTTCGGAACCAATCTGGTCTGGATCAGCACCCCGGTGATGCGGGCGGCCAGCACCCCCTGGAACAACGCTGCGATCGGCAGCCAGAACCCAGCCGGAGAAGTAGGTGGCCTTTCCATCAGCGGCCTGACGTGCCCTTGCTTCATCGCCTACAACGCGAAGGATACACCGAGTGTCGCGACCCTCAACGCCGCCGGGCCGCTGGCGGTGTCGCTTCCGTCCGGCTTCAACATCTGGCAGCCGGCGTCGATGTCAACGCATAGCCCCATGATCATCTTCCTCGGGAAGAACGACAACATGCCGCTGCCTGCCAACGACAACCGAATGTGGTATCAGCCGGTGGACTATCGAAAGTGAGGGATCGCCGTGTCCGTCCAGACCTGGACCTCGATCATGAACTCCTGCATCGCCATGCTGTCGCAGGCGCCAGCGCCGTACAACGTCATCCCGCCTGACTTCGCCCAGCTATTCCCCCAGGCGACGAGCTACGCCGAAGAGCGCATCTACAATGAGCTTGTGCCGCTCAATCAGCGCGGATTGAACACGAGCCTGACCACGACGCCAGCGAGCCGCACCTTGCCGCTTGCTGGAGCATCGCAGTCTATCGTGACGGTTGAACAGTTCGCCCTAATCTATCCGACCGGGACGACTGATCCCGAACTGGGGACGCTCATCTACTTCGATGCCGGCAGCCTCGACCTGATCAATCTTATCTGGCCGCAGCAGAGCGTGACCGTGGACCCTACCGCGGCCGACTTCATCGGCCGGTACTGGTGCTTGCAGGACAGCGCCACGCTGGTCTTCTCGCCGCCCGGCCCGGCCGCCTACACGGTGGCCCTGACAGGCACGTTCGCGCCGGTCCCCATCAGCGAGACGAACACGACCACGTACCTATCGACTTTCTATCCCGCGTTATTCGAATGCGCGTGCATGGTCTTCCTCTCAGGGGCGCTCCTCAGAAACTTCGGATCGCAATCAGATGATCCCCGTCAGGCAATGAGTTGGGAGCAGCAGTATGGCAAGCTGCTTCAGCCAGCCATCGCGGAGGAGCAGCGCCGGAGATTTCAGGGGGCTGGATGGAGCCAGCAAGCGCCTGCCCCGCTGGCCAAACCTAATGATCGGTCTTAGCCCACCGCCTCTTGGCCGAAGCACTCATGCGGGCGCGGCTCTCGGCGGACCGTTTCATTCCAGTGCGCTTCGCGACACCCTTGGCGATCTGCTCTGGCGTCATTTTCTTGCCGGTGTGTGCGATCCGCAGCTTCTCTCGCGTCTCCTCACTTGGCGAATGGCCTTTCTTCCCAGTTTTCGCCGCGCTCAGTTTTGCGCGCCGCTCCGCCGTATGCGGTGTCCCGGGTTTGCCCATGTGAGCATGGCTCATATTCGCTCGCGCTTCCGTGGTGTGCTTGCGGCCCTTGTTGGCCGCGCTGAGTTTGGCGCGCGTCGCGGATGTTGGCTGCCGCCCCTCCCGGGGTCCCGATCCTCCTGCGTGGTGATTCACCAGCGGGCCTGCGGGGTCCTTGCCGATAGCCTCGATGAAAGCTCTCTCGACCGCAAACGCCGCGTCTTCGGTGAGATGTTCGGCGATCTTTACCAGGGGGACTTTGATCCCGCGGTCTGCCATGTCTCTGATGATGCGACCCTTCCAAGTGTCACCGCACTGCTTGATGTTCACAGTGTTTATGACCCGCATCCGGCCGCAACCCTTGCCGACATAGAAGGGAACGCCGGTATCCCTGAACAGGACGTACACGTAGTGGTCCCGTCGCTCAGTGCGCGGTATGCTGGGATCAGCCATGGTGAGGTCGACTCTCATCTGGTTAGGGGCGGCGGCTCCCCTGCCAGGGCTCCGCCGTCTCGCTTTCTACCGGATCGCACCGGAACTAGGAAGGCCGCATGAAGGACACGTTTGGATTGCCGGCACTGACTGCCGAACTCACCACCGACGAAGGGCGCCGGCAGTTTCCCTATACCGACACAAAGGGCTACCTCTCGATCGCGATCGGCCGAAACCTGACCGGCCGCGGCTTGAGCGCGGATGAGATCGACTATCTGTTCGGAAATGACGTGGCACTGTGCTGCGACGTTATGGACAGAGAGATCGCATGGTGGCGAACCCTGCCACCGCCGCAGCAACGGGTGATGATCAATCTGTGCTTCATGGGGTGGGGAACCCTATCGCAGTTTACGCACTTCCTCGCGGCGATGGAGCGGCAGGATTGGCCGGCAGCGGCCGGGGAACTGGTTAACAGTCTGTGGTATCGCCAAGTGGCAGAACGCGGCCCGCGTGTCGTCGGGCGGCTACTCAGCGTGACTTAGCCCATGGTCCTCCCGCTCTCCCTTCCGCTGGCGCCGGGCGTAGACGTGATGCGCACGGCCTTTCAGGTCGGGCGCGGGCTGGTCTCCAGTAACCTAATCAGGCACAGGAACGGGCTGATCCAGAAGCTGGGCGGCTGCACGCGGCTGACCAGCCTCACGTTCCAGGGCATCTGCCGATGCCTCTTCGCGTGGGAAGACTTGCTGGGCAACCACTATCTGGCGGTCGGCACCAACCAACTCATCTCGCTCTTCGTCAACGGCGCTTACGTCGTCATCCAGCCGATCGGTCACACCACGTCCGCCGTGCCGGAGGCCGATTTCTCGACCGTCGCTGGATCGAACACGGTGACGATCAACGACACCACATTCTCGCCGGCCGTGGGTTCCTGGATCAACATCGTCAATCTGACCTACATCAACGGCATCTTGCTGCAAGGACCGTATCAAGTACAGAGCTTGAGCGGATCGAACTACACGATCACTGCCGCGACTGCCGCGACTGCCACCGGCACTGGGGCCGCGGTCATCACCTTCATCACCACAAATGGAAAAGCGGCAGTCCAGATCACGCTGGGGAGCTACGCATTCACCAACAACGAGAGCATCACCGTAGGCGTCAGCACCACGGTAGGCGGCCTCGTATTTCTGGGGCCTTACACCGTCTCCGTGTCCGGGTCCGGACTGATTGATCCCTTTAGCGCGACTTTCTCTGCTGATTTTGGGGCAGGGCCAAGCGGCCCGGTGATGTACACGGTCGAAGGATCGGGCAACGCCACGAGCAGCGCGACCGGTTCCGAGAATGGCGGCAACATCGAGGTCCAGTACTTCGCGACGCTGCCGGCGGAGGGAGCGCTACCGGGAGCTTACGGGGCCGGCGCCTACGGCATAGGGCCTTACGGTATCGGCGCCTCGACCAGCGCCAGCAATGGCCTGCAAGGATCAGAGCCCGGTGTCGCGTTCGCCCTCGAATGGTCGATGGATAAGTTTGGCCAAGACCTCGTGTTCTGTTGGATCACCTCGACGGTCTACGTGTGGGTGCCACCGGTATCCACCGGCAACGTCGCGACGCCGGTAAGTGGGGCACCGTCTGCCGTGACGGGGCTGTTCGTCGCGGCGCCGCAGCAGCAGTGCATGGCCTGGGGCATCTTCAGCGCGACGATCGGGGAACAGGACCCGCTGCTCATCGGATGGTGCGACGTTGCCAACCTCAATGCCTGGACCGCCAGCGCGACCAATCAGGCGGGCAGCTTCCGGCTGGCGTCCGGCAACCTCATCATCAGCGGCACGTGGTTCGGCCTCACCGGACTGTTCTGGACCGAGATTGACCTATGGGGCATGACTTATGTGGGGTTCCCGTTGGTCTACGGGTTTAACAAGATCGCGCCGAACTGCGGCCTGATCGCGCGCCGGGCCTGGGCGACGCTGGGCACGCTGGCGGTGTGGATGTCGCAGCAGGACTTCTTCGTCTACCAGGGCGGGTCGGTGGCACCGCTGCCATGCACCGTCCACGACTTCGTATTCAACACGCTGGATAAGGCGAGGCTGGAAGAAATTCATGCGGACACGAACAGCTACAACGGCGAAGTCACGTGGTGGTTTCCACAGATTGGCAGCAATGGCCAGTGTACTGGTGCCGTTAAATGGCATGCGGCCGGGGGCGAGTGGGATATTACATCTTCCGGACTATCTATATCAGCCTGGACGGATCAATCTGTCTTGGGTCCCCCCATCGGAACATTTTACAACGGCCTTCTTGAGCAGTTCGAAACCTCGACTGACTTTGATGGGCAAATCCTGGACAGCTTCATCCTTTCAGGGTTTTTCCAGCTTGGGGAAGCCGAGGAGATAATCTTCGTGGAGCGAGTCTATCCGGACTTCACGTTGAGCCCCGGCGCGACCATCAACGTGAGCTTCATGTTCGCCGACGACATGGCATCGGCTGAAATTCCCGGATCGGTTCGGACCTACGGGCCTTATCAGGTCACCTCGAGTACGCCCTATCTGATCGTGCGGGGCCGCGGGCGGGTGATGCAGATCAGGGTGGACGGCAACGTGGCGCTTAACAGCTTCTGGCGCTACGGCGAACCGCCCGTGACCTCTGCCATCGACGGGAGAAAGTAGGCCATGTCCGGAGCCAACCAATTCACAAGCGGCACCGGCCCGCTCGCCGGGCAAAGCACCGTCAACGTGCAGCAGATGTCCGACCTCGTGGCGGCCGTCACGAACTCCGTGCGGGCGCTGGCGAACATCGCGCAGCTATTGAGCGCGAGCATCGGGGCAACCGGATTCTCGATGCCGGTGCAGCTTGCCAGCTACACCGTAGCCAACCTGCCGGCGATCACGCTGGGC